AACAGACAAAAGAAACTCTTGTTGAAGAGTTAAATAGGTCATCGACTAGAGGCCCGCTAAAACAAAAAATTCGAAATGAATTGACGAAACGAGGTGTATCATATGGGTAAAGCAAAAGAAATCAGAATGGATAGTCTGGTTAAAGTTAATCCAATTACGGACAATCAGAAGAAAGCTTTTGAAGCATATCAGAAAGGTAAGAACCTTTTCTTATATGGAGCTGCTGGTACAGGTAAAACCTTTGTATCCTTATATCTTGCAATGCAAGAAGTTATGAAAAATGACACACCATATGATACAGTTTATATTGTGCGTAGTGCAGTCCCTACTCGTGAGATTGGTTTCTTGCCAGGCGATGAGGAAGATAAGACAGCATTGTTTCAAGTTCCTTATCAGAACATGGTTAAGTTCATATTCGAACAACCTAATGAACAGGCGTTTGATGGACTGTATGATAGACTGAAGAACCAAGGTTCTTTGATGTTCTTGACTACATCATTCTTGCGTGGTATTACATTAGATAATGCAATCATCATTGTTGATGAATGTCAGAACTTAAACTTCCATGAGCTTGACACGATTATTACTCGTGTTGGACAAGATTCTAAAATTATGTTCTGTGGAGATTTCTTCCAGACTGACCTTGTAAAGAGTTCAGACAAGAGTGGATTGACACAGTTTATGAAAATCTTAGATGCTATGGAAGCGTTTGAGAATATTGAGTTTACCATTGGGGATATTGTTCGTAGTGGTTTTGTTAAAGAATACTTAATCAACAAGATTAGGTTAGGAGTTGAATAGTGAAGAATAAAAAATGGCAGAAACAGGTAGATAGTTATTACCAAAGAGAAAGAGGATATTACGGTGGACTAGGTGTTGTAAGAACAATAGTCGGTGTAATGTGGGTTGGTACATCCCTGTATTCAATTAACACTGGTGATATGACCATACCAGCTGGTATGTTTTCTGCAATACTTGGTGCTGCATTGACAGCATGGGGTATTGAGGCAAGCAGAAAGAATAATGTCTAATTGGCATGGGGGTAAAGGTTCTAAGAGAAGAACCTCTAATGAAAAGGCTTATGCAGATAATTGGGATAAAATTTTCGGTGCTAAACGTAATAATATAATTGTTGATGCACTTAACAATCTAGCAAAGAAAGATACCACTGATGAAAGATGTGACGTTGATGGAGTTAAAAGAAATTCTAACCAAAAATAATTTGGAGTATTTCATAAAGAAACAAAACGGAAACATAGTAAAAATACATTTTTATATAAAAGAAGAAAGTTCTTGACATAAGACGTATTTTTTGGTATAATTATTAATAATGAAAACAATTGAGGTAAATTATGTTTAATCATAAACCAGTAGATATCCCAGAGGTATCAACCAAGAATATTAATCGGAAGCGTTTCTATGATACGCCAACTGGTTTCTATCCATCTATCACAACTGTGTTAGGTGTTCGTAAAGAAAAGAAGGCAGGACTACAAGCGTGGCGCAATCGTGTAGGTAATGATGTTGCTAATCATATCATGCGTACCGCCGCTTCTCGTGGAACAGCTGTTCACAGTATGTGTGAGGACTTCTTAAATAATAAAGAAGTACTAAAGGAAGAGTTTGCATTCTTACCTTGGTGTTTGTTCTCACAACTAAAACCTACGCTTGAGAAACGTATAGATAACATCTATGCACAAGAGTGTGGATTGTGGAGTGAGAAGTATCGTCTTGCAGGCCGTGTGGACTGCATTGCAGATTGGAACGGTGTTCCATCTATTATTGACTTTAAGACTTCTCGTTCAGAAAGAAAGGATGATTATAATTTCGAATACTATATGCAAGCATCTGCTTATGCAGAGATGTTTGAGGAACGTACAGGAATTGAAATCAATCAGATTGTTATCTTAGTGGTAACTGAAGATGGACTTGTCCAAGAATTTGTTAAGGATAAGAATGACTATCTTCAAGATTTGGTTGAGACAATCGACCTGTTCACAGAAGAATGGGAAAAAGAAAATGCTCAACAAGAAAATGTTTTCGATACTGCCGGCGCTGCTGTTTAGTACAGCAGTTGCAGCAGAACCATACTGGACAGCGAAACCTGTCGAGTGTGGTACACTAAAAACCATAAAGTCTATTACTGATAATTTTGGTGAAGTGCCATTTATCACAATGGACGGATATGGTTCTCAATCAGAAGGTAGGGGAACGTATAGAACAAAGGTGATAATTACAGTTAACACCGATACCTATACTTGGACAATAATTGAATTTCCAAACCCACAGTTTGGCTGTATACTAGGAAGTGGAACAAGTTTACAAAAACTTATTGACATAGGGATATCTTTGTGATATCATGGTTATATAAATAGAAATGCAATCGTTAATACGATTCAAAGTTTGGACAGGACGAGGGTGCGAATCCCTCCATCTCCACCAAAAGTACATTGCGCCTTACTGCAATAAGGTGTCTTTGCAGAGATACAGACCTCACGAGGGTTTAAGACAATGTATTTTTGATGGGGATGAATAGGATCGACTGACGGATAGAGATGAGAGTAGATTGCCGTGGTGACTTACGTTAGACAGTCAACAAAACTAAACGCAAACGATAACTTTGCCATATCTGATTTCGCCTTAGCGGCGTAAACGCAGGGAGTTGTCCACTTACTTAGCAACAGAAAAGTGGAATTCAGCGGGTGTCGTATAATGGCATTACAAGAGGTTTCCAACCTTTTGACGAAAGTTCGATTCTTTCCACCCGCTCCAGTTTCTTAAAGGGTGATGCCTTAATACATCCGTGTGGATCAACGGTTAGTCCACAACACACAACATAACACAACACACAAGGAGAAAAGTTATGAGTAATAAAAACCCCTTTGAACTACGGTTCGATGTTCTTAAAATGGCAAAAGAAATGATGGATCAACAACACGAAGTTGCGAACAACAAGTTCTGGTCAATGATTGAACAATATAAAGACAATGGTAAGGATATACAAGAGGTGTATGAAAAATATACACCAGAGATGTATAAACCCGCCGCAGTCATGGAAAAGGCAGAAGAACTCTACAAGTTTATAACTAAGAGAGACTAATGCCTACTTGCATCCAGCATTTATATACTGGCTCTGCTACATTTATCGGAGAAGGTTTCGGTATTATTAATACCACCTTCTCCACCTTTTTAAACCTGTTAACAGGAGTTTGTAATGAATCTAGAAGAACTAGTAGTGATGACACCAAAGAAGTTTGCGCTTCAGATAGAGAAGATAGTTAGTCAAGGAAACGAAGTATCATATATGGATGCAATATTAGATTATTGTGAAAAACATCAAATGGAACCAGACACGATTGGGCCGCTAATCTCAAAACCACTTAAAGAAAAAATAGAAGCAGATGCAAGGAAGTTGAATTTCTTGCCACGAGTAGCAACCCTACCAGTTTAAGGACAAGTCCAATGGAAGCGTGGGAATCCTACCAGATGTATCTTGGTCTGAAATTACACTTCACTAGTAACTATGATTATACTAGATATGGTGGAAAGACTTCTGCATCCAAGGCATCGTTTCTAAAAAGAAGAGATAGATATTTCTTCGCTAGAGTGGCAAGAAAGTATGGTGATAATACACAAGACTACTATATTGCAAACTTCGTGAAGTCGCCAAAAGGATGGCTGGGTGATTTCAGTGAAGAGAATTACTTAGAATGGTCTAAGAACAGACAGTCATTGACGTATAACTTTTTACAGGACATGCACTTTTTATTTGATCAAGTTGATGAATTTAATTCAATTTTCTCTTTACAAAGTGGTAAACATCCTGTATTATTAAAGAACATACTCGCAAAGAGAGTAAGTATTGAGACGGCGGTAATCCTACAAGGGTTGCTAAATTATGTAACACGGTTTGATAAAGGAATGAAAGATGACTTAGTATGGCCAGACACGAGACGATTAATCGTCAAATACGCCGCATTTCTCCCTTATGATAGAGAGAAGTGTAAATCAAAACTACTCCAACTAGTGAAGGAGACATTCTAATGGAAGTGCAAGTTGCCAATCCAGTTCGGTCAAACGAATCGAATGAACTTATTAGGGAAAGAGACTTCTATCGTTCTAAGCTTGTACAAGCAAAGACACGAATCAAGACTCTTGAGTTTGACTTGTCAGAGCTTCAAAAGCGTGACATAGTACTCTCAAAGAAACTTGCTGAGTCTGCTAATAAGTCCAATAATGGTTATCGCCCTCGTTATCGTAAACAGGCGTAATTGTTATATATCCTGAGTAGGATAATAAACTGCTCAATTTTATTGAAGGAATTGTTATGAAATATAAACAATTGTCACAGAATACATGGTTGGTTGAAGTCCAACAAGATGGTAAAACAAAAGAGTTGTTTTTTGAATTCCCAGCAGGATCATTAGATTCAGTCGGTTGGGATACAGGCGATACTCTGTTATGGGAAGAACTACCAGACGGTGGTTATAATTTGACAAAGAAGGATAATGATTAGTGACAGAGATTAAGGAACTAAAACAAATGGTAACATCAACAAGATT